CATGCTTTGTACAACACCATCTTGATCTTGAAATTCAATTCTATAACGATCTGGTCGGTGTATAGCAAATGGTGTATCGTATTTATTTCCCGCCATCTTCATCTGGTTTTGTTGGTTCATATTTATTTTGTATATAGTCAATTAGCTTTACAGTAAAGTATTCAATAATATCATTACCATCAAAGCCATCATCAATTAACGGCTTAAATTTTTCAATTGAATATTCAACTTGCCACTCAGGCAAAAGATCATTCATTCTTTTAAACTTGTTTTGAAAATCAATGTAGTTTTGTAATTTGTCGTTTTTATTCATTATAATCTATTTTATTTATTTGTAATTCAAGAAACATTTTATTAATTTCTTCACTTATATTATCACTTGCTGAATTATTTTGTTGTGTACTTTTCATATTTATTTTAATAATTTTTTAATTTTTTTATTACTGATGCTCTAATATTTTCTATTGCTTCACAAAAATAATCGTGTTCTAATTCTTCAAATATTGTACCATCAATAGCCCATGAAATACTATTATTGATATGTTCATTTACTACATCAGCAACGTTTGTTGCTATTTCATCTAATTCTTTTGTCACACTCATTTATTCATTTTTTAATAATTTATATAGTTCTTCATTGCTAAGCATATGTCTGGATTGATTTGCAGCAAAATTATCAAGATGCAATATTTGTTGGTCTAGTGATAAACCACCTTGCATAACTCTTTTACTTATAAGATCCATTTTAGTTTGTGCATCATGCACTACATTTCTTAGTTCTTTAATTCTTTTTAAATTCATTTTAATCCGTATTGTGTTTTTAATTTATTTTTTGTAATATTTAATTGTTTACTTATTTCAGTTATACTTTTATTATCTATAAGATATAATCTCCAAACTTTATGCATTTGCTTCTTGTTCTTGTAATTTCATTTCATCATAAGTTAATGCATCATTGTGGTCGTTAAGCAAATCATATATTGCAGCGTATGCAGCTTGAGACCAGTTATTTGCTTTACCGTAAATATCATGTTCTTCAAATATATCATAATCTAATTTGTCGCATATTTGTTTACATTCATATGTGTATATTACTTGGTTATCGATCCATGTATTTTTTTCATTCCAAAAATCATCTTCATTATTAATTGTACCATTATGGTATAAGTTCCACATTTCGTCGTTAAAATCATATACTAAATCATCTCTATACATATCTTACATAATTTTTAATTGTTTCACAACTTGCTTTGTTAAAAGCTTTAACATTTTGTCTGTACTTTTCATTTGTGCAATATTTTTTCATTGCTTTTGACTCTGTGCATTCACCAAACTTTGCTTCAAATAAAGCAATTTGTTTTAATTTATTGTCAATCATTTTTTTTGTTAATTGTATCATAATTTACTAAACTTTTCTATTAATTCTAATTCAATTTTACATTCTTCTTTATCATTTTCAGATAATTCATTTAATCTATCAACATAATATGTTGTTTTTACATAATTTTTAAGATCAAAATAAATTCTATCTATTTCTTTTTTAGTTAATTCTACTTTCATATTTTATTTTTTTAAATTTTCTATTTCTTCTAAAGTTGTATTTTCAATTTGATATAATAAATCTTCAATTAAATCTTCATATTTTTCATCATCTTCTAAGTCACATTCATTATAAACAAACATTTCTACACTTTCTTTCATTATTTCATTTCCTTCACTATTTTTTAATAGTTGAAAAAAATCTATAGTTTCTACATTCCAACAAAATCTTTTCATATTTTTATTCTTTTATATTTTTATTTAATTCATTTAATAAATAATTTACATTTCTTAATCCATCTTCATCTTTTAAATCATTATAAAAATCATGTAAATTTATTAATTCATCATAAATTCTTTTTAACATTTCATTATTCATTATAAACTATTTTTAATTATTAATCTTTCATTTTCATTTAAGTTATAATATTTTTTTAGTTTATAACTTAATAATTCTTTATTCATATTTGAATTTTTATAACTTTGTATAATTTTATTTAATTTCATTTTATTAAATTTTTATTTAAATTATTGTAAAAGTTTAATAATTCTTTAGAAGTTAATTTATTTAATTTGTTATCAAAAGTTACGAAGTGGATTTTATTATTTTTCATATTATTATATTTTATTATTATTATTATTATATTTTATTATTATTTAAAGTGATTTCATTTATTCAACTTTATTTATAGTGTAGAGAATAAGTTTTATAACACACACATTTTATTTACATTTATATTATCACTTTATTAAATACTTTGTAGTGTACTTTTTTTAATATTATTTTTATTTATAAATGTTAAACCTTTTAAATTAAATTCTATAACATTTTCTATTTTTAAGTTATTTATTAATTTTATATTTTGTAAGTCATTTATTAAAAATCCTAAGTAAGTATTATTATTTAATTTTAATTTTTTAGTTTTTATAATTTTAGAATTATAGTGATTAGTTTTTAAATTTTTTAAATTAGACATTTTATATTTTTTTATTAAGATTATTATTATTTTAATTACACTTATATTATCACATTATAATAATATTTGTTGTGTACTTTTATTAATAATTATATAAATATATATAAAATGTCACATTTTAATAATATTGCACTATATTATAATATATATAAACAATAACTTAAAACATATTAAACATTGTCATCATATTATTAATACATATTAATAAACATTGAATATATAATAATATAAAAGTAAATACTATAAAATATTAAGTAGTTATTACTATATATACACATATTATATCTTTTGTATATATATGTGACAATAAAAGTGTTAAATTATTAATAATAATGTGACGATAGCAACATTATTGTATATATAATGTAATGATCTGACAATGAATGACGTATGACTGACATATATGCATCGATCGTATACATTTATTGCAATATTATTGACAAATACTTACATTTATTGCTAATATGGGGGTACTTTATAATACGATTTTCCTATGTACTTGGTTATCATATACATATGTGTAATACAAAACCTCTATATTTGAAATACTTATAATTATTATGGCAGATACATTTATTAAGAACAACCTTTCTGTTGTATTATCTTTATCTTTAGCTGTATTTACTGCAGGTGGTATATTTGCGGAGTTTACGGCTATTAAGAATGAGCTTACGACTGTACATGAAAGGTTAGATAAGAAGATAGTTGTGATAGAGGGTCTTGAAGACAGGATATTACAGATAGAGAAACAATTAGAATATGAGCGTGGCTTTTTAGAGGCTGCGGCAAAAAAGAGATAGCATGGCTAAAACAAGAAGAAGATCCAGTAGAAAGCGCTCGGGTTCAAATAAGGACGCGTGTTATTATAGTGTAAAGGCTCGATATGATGTATTTCCATCGGCCTACGCATCTGGTGCTATTGCTAAGTGTAGAAAAAACAAAGGCAAGAAGAAATGAGTCGGACTAGAGTAAGGTCTTCTTTATTAGAAGCAAGATACACAGCAACGGGTACTATAACAAATACCACTGGTGCTACATCTGTAGATTGGGCTGCCGCTGCCGTATATAAAATGAATGCAGCGCTTACTGGTAATATAGAATTTGATTTTACAAATTACGTGGCAGGGCAAGTGCTTACTATATATAATATATCTGGATCACATACTATAACTTTAGATTCAGATGCAAGCTCTAGCGAGTCTTTTCTAAAAGCGGGGAGCGATTATGATGGGTCTACAACAAATATATTACAGATAGAATGTGTAGCAGGAGGCAATGATGCAATTTTTATTTATTCTGTCTCAACGTATACTAGCGATCCAACACCTTAATTATGACATTAAGAAGAAGACTCTTTATGACTAGCGTAGCCGGTCCAGGTGATATATTTGGCGACGGCTCTAATTTACTTACATCTAATTTCAGTGGTTCATCTTTAGCTTCTGTAGAAGGTAATGGTTCAGGATTTTCAGTTGCAACCGGAACAGTTGGATATAATTCTAATGTGCCCAGATCAGGGTTTGTAAAAAGTGTGACTATGACTCAAAATGTAAGTAGTCAAAAGTTAGGATATGCGCTACAAACGGGTGCGTCTAGCGCTGATGTAAAAGCTTACTCATTTTGGGTATATATTACGGAGCATGACGATGACGACAACAGTGTGTTAATGGTAAATTTAAAAAGACAGAGTGGTGCAGCGGAGCCAAACGGGAAAATGATAGTATACGCGTATGATAATCCATATTCTGGTGGATATACATACGACTCTTTTAATAAAATATCAACCTCTACATGGGTTCATATGTGTATTGTTGACGAAGGCACTACTATGCGCACATATAAAGACGCTACTTCTCTTGGGACAGTTTCTATAGGGAGCAAACAATTATTATACCCTAATTCAAGCTATTGCTATTCGTTATCTGACGGCGACGCTAGAAACGAAATGTTTGTAACAGGCTATAGGTTTTTTAATAGAGCATTAACGCAACCTGAAGTTACTACGCTGTATAATGAAGACCCAACATATTAAATATAAAAACATAAAAATAAAAAAGAAAATATGAAAAACGGAATAGGGCCACAGAATTTAGGTGCTGCTGGGATGAGTGCTAAAAGTAAACCATGCGGATCCCCGCTTAAAGTTATACCTGCTATAGTTGCAGCTGTTGGTAAAAAAATCATAGCTAAAAAAGTTGGCGAAAAAGTTGGTAGCGCATTAATGAAATTAGAAGATTTATCAGGTGACGGTAAAGTAACTCAAAAAGACGTTCTTATAGGAAAAGGCGTAATAGGAAAAGATGGCAGCAAAAAAGGTTAAGGCTCCCGCTGGTTTTCATTGGATGAAAAAGGGATCAGTTTATAACCTTATGAAGCATACAGGAAAATTCAAAGCTCATAAAGGCGCATCATTATACGCTAACTTTAATGTACAGAAGGTCCATAAAAAATAATGGCTGTAAGGAAAACTAAAAAAGGATTAGCACTTAAACGTTGGTTTAAAGAAAAGTGGACCGACGAAAAAGGTAATGTTTGCGGTTCCACTAAAAATAAAAATACAAAAAAGTGTCGCCCATCGAGGCGGGTGTCCGGAAAAACAGTTAAGACCTGGGGAGAAATGAGTTCTTCAGAAAAACGCAAAGCTGTTGCGGAAAAGAAACGCGTAGGTATGGGTAGGAAGACATCTCAAATAAGACGTAAAACTACTAAAAGAAAAAAGAATGGCACTACCAAAAAACGGCGTAGCTAAAGAATTAAGATCTTACGGAGGATCGCTATTTATATTTTTGTTTGTAATAGCTATAATAATAACATTGTTACAATTTCCAGTGCTAGATTCAAACAAAGAAGTTGTAATGATGCTCATTGGAACTATAGCAGCATCAATCCCCGTAGTAATTAGCGCAATAACTGGTACAAAACCAGACGACGTAAATGCACTAAAGAACGAAGTAGAAAAAAGAGATCATCAAATTGAATTACTAGTTAAGTCTAAAGATGACTTAGAAAGAATGGTAATTAATTTACAGCAAGAAATGTTGAAAAATCAAGATGATGTTATGGATAAAATTATCCTAAAAGCAGCACTTGACTACGATGACAGAGTGGCTGCTAAAAGCTACTTAAATAAAGACATAGGCTAATGAGTCAGAAACTAACCCAAAGAGCCCGAGCGGCTAAGGCTAAAAGAGATTTGCGTTATGCAAAATCAAAAGCCCGCAAATGGAAGAAAGCGGATAGCCAAAAAAAACGTAGAGCTGCAAAGAAGGCGGGGCGTTCTCTGACCGGTAAAGACTATGATCATAAAGACCGTAAATTTAAAACTATTAAACGAAACCGCGGAAACGACGGGAAAGGAACTAAAAGAGAAAAAAAATGAACAACGCTATTAACAATCAATTTAAAATGACAATGGGTGCCAAGCAAAGGGACACCGAAGGCAATATTAGTGAAAAAGATTCAAATCTTATAAAATCATCTCACTTATATAAAATGGCTGGAGCACCGCTTACTGCTCCTGGCGCTATGTACGAAACAGAAAGCGCTAAAGCAGAACTGGCTAAAAATGCACCTAGCGACTACGAACAAATGGGTGCGGCTTTTGAAAAAGGGCAAAAAGATGGAGATGCATTAGCATCTGCAATGTCCGGAGACCAAGCTCCTCCAAGCGCCGGTGGAGGCGGAGGTGATACGGAAGAAAAGAAAAAAATTGGTGCAGCAGACTTTTTATCATTTATCTAAGGCTAATGCCTGCTAAAAAAAGACGTAAACCACCAGCCCCTTCTAAAAAGAAGTCTTTAGGATATTATTCTAAAGTTAAAAAAGGCGGTGGTAGAGGGAAAAAAGCCGGTGGCGGAATGACCCGTAAAGGTGTTGCTAAATATCGTAAAGATAATCCTGGCAGTAAACTAAAGACTGCGGTAACAACACCACCTTCCAAACTTAAAAAAGGAAGTAAAGCTGCAAAACGCAGAAAGTCATTCTGTGCGAGATCTAAAAGCTGGACCTCAGAAAGAGGTAGAGCTGCAAGACGCAAATGGAATTGTTAATACAATTATATAAATCAAATCAAATCAAATGGCACAATTCGGTGGGCCTAAGCTTGTTAAAAAAATGTATTTTGACGGCGAGGCAAAAGAAAAGTTAATTAATGGAATAAATAAGATAGCAAATGCCGTTGGCTCAACACTTGGGGCCAGCGGTAAAACTGTTATTATAGAAGATGACTTCGGAGGTCCGCAGGTTACAAAAGACGGTGTAACTGTTGCAAACAGCATATTACTTCAAGATCCTATAGAAAATCTTGCAGTATCTATGATGAAGCAAGCTGCACAAAAAACAGCAGCTGTAGCAGGCGATGGTACAACTACCTCTATAGTACTCACAAAAGCCATCATTGACTATTACTATTCAGCAAAAGGGTATGAGCATTCTTTTAGAGATATAAGAAAAGGTATGGATCTTTTTAAAGATCATATTATAAAAATACTAGATGAAAAGGCTATACCTATAGAAAAAGAAAAGTTAATGCAGGTTTCAACTATATCTGCTAATAATGATGTAGAGCTTGGCGATATAATAGCTAAAGCTTTCAATCAAGCAGGTGATAATGGGGTTGTTACTATGGAAAGCTCTCCTACTAGTGAAACTTATGTGCAAGCGGTACAAGGCACAAAAATAGGTTCAGTAAGCAAAAGTCCTCATTTTTATACTAATAATGAAAAAGAGATTACTGAACTAGACAATCCTTTAATTTTCTTAAGTGTTTCGGATATTCCAAACATGAGAAAAATTCAAGACATCTTGGAGTATGCGATACAGTCCAATCGATCAATGCTCCTTGTTGCTCCTTTAGAGTCGCAACCGCTAGCGGCTTTAGCCATGAATAAGGTAAAGGGCAACATTAAGGTCAACGTTATAGACCCTCCAAGTTTTGGACTTAAAAGAAAAGATATACTAGAGGATCTAGCGTTGCTTGTCGGTGCAAAAGTTTTTGATGAAACGCTGGGTGATTCAATTGATGCAATCACCCCTGACATGTTAGGGTCGGCTGATAAAGCCTTTTCAGATAAAGATGGTACTGTACTTATGGTTAATGATAAGCCAAAAGAAGTACAAGACAGAATTAAGTATTTAAAAACTGTTCTTGAAAAAGAAGATCATCATGTAATGACTAAACATTTAAATGATCGATTAGCTTTATTATCGGGCGGCGTTGCAGTAATATTTGTAGGCGCAGATACTGAAGTAGAGCTAAAAGAAAAACAAGACAGAGTAGATGATGCTATACACGCCGTTCGTGCTGCCAAAAAAGAAGGCATATTACCCGGGGGTGGATCAGCATTGGCGCATGCAGCTGTTATGGATACAGGTGTTATGAAATTAAACGGTGGAATGTTAACTGGTTTAGAAATTTTAAAATCAGCTTTAGCCGCGCCTTTTACCAAAATACTTAAAAATGCTGGTTTAGAACCTGCTTCATATAGTTTAAACAAATGGGGCGAAGGTGTGGATGTTACCTGCGGGTGCATTAAAGACATGATTAATCGTGGTATTGTAGATCCGCTCCTTGTTACAAAGACAGCTTTAAATAATGCTGTATCTGTAGCCGCTACTATCCTTTCCACTGATTGTGTAATTTCAAATGTTAGAGAAGAATGATAGCAATAGGCAATTACATAATTATAAAAGACATAGCTGAAAATATTAAAAAAACAGCTGGAGGGTTAGAGCTTGCGGACAAGCATGAAGAAATGCGCTACCGCAAAGGAATTGTAATGTCATCTGGACCAGATGTAATAAAAGAAAAGCAAAAAATATTATACGATAAAGTTTCAGGCCACGATATAGAGTATAGCGATGAACTATACAAAGTTATAGCTCTTAAAGACGTAGTTGCTATTTTATAATGGATCGATCTGATTTTGTTGAAAGAGGAGAGTTAAAAGTAGATTTTTTAAAAAATTATAGATTAGTATCACGTTGGGCCTGTATTAATAATAATTTAGGTGTAGCAGACTTAGAGCTTTTGTTTTATTTAGATCCTATTTTTTACTTTACAATTAATGACTTTAAAGACGGGACTTTATATTATTCTTGGGATAAAACAAGGTTTTATAGATTACAGAAACAAGGTTGGATTGAAAAAGTACATATGGGCAAAGGAAGAATAGGAGACCATAATAAATATAAAGTAAGCTACAAAGGAAAATATTTAATAAATAGAATATATAGAATACTTATAGGTGAAGAAAATTTACCTGAGTCTACTAAGCGCAATAAAATAATGAAGCGCGAAAGGTATATAGATAAAGTATATAGCCAAGCAATTAAAAAATTTAACAAACAAAAAAAATAAAAAATGGGATTTTTAGCTATAACTCCTTCTGTTAATGCAACTACAGGCGAAGTGACATACTCCGCTGCTGCTCCATCAAATGGTGTAACCATAACTGGTGTTGTATTAAGAGAATTTATGACAAATGGGCCTGACAAACTTGCTAATGGAACATATCAAACAGATGTTGCTAAGTTAGTATATGATGTTAAGGTAAGGCCTAATAGTGTTACAGCAACTATGACTGTAACTAAAGGATCAGCTGTTCATACTGTAATAATGTTTAAAACACCTGAAGGAATACAACAATCATACAAATTTGCTACTAACGATACTCTTAAAGTCAACGGAGTAATAGAAGCACTAATAACAGACGCATAATTATGAAAAGTAAAAAAATAAGTTTATTAGGTAAAGGAAAAGATTTATGCGATTGCAAGACAACAATTTGTGATTGTATGGTGCCAATAACTAGACGGGTTAAAAATAATTCTAAAGGAACTTTATTAAAAAATAAATAATGGCAAGAATCAGTACATATACCATAGACTCTACTGTCGAAGGAAGCGATAAGCTTTTGGGTACTGATGCAAATTCTTCATCCGCATTAGCAACTAAAAATTATACGATAGATAGTCTAAAGACTTATATAATCGGGGACGGGAATACTGTAAATAATATACCCGACTCTGTTCCTTTAGGCTTCTTCCTTTCAGTAAACAGAGAAGGTACTGCATATGAAAAGTCACTTGTAAGAACTTTAAAAAGTTCCGTGCTTACAAATGTCGTACTAAAAAGTTCAACGGTTAATACCGGAACTGATATATATTTAAACACACTTGGCACAGGCCAAGTTTTTTTAATTATAAGAGATTATAACGACGGGCAATTTGCTTTAGATTATGATTTAGCTGACTTTGCAACAAACTCAGCAACATTTACAGGCGTTTTAGGGGGTGTCACTTACACGGGCACTGTAACATCTTATAATACGCCAACATTTACTTCAGACTCCCCTGCTCCTAATGATAGCAAATATACTGTAAACGGGAATAATAAATATACCGACTGGTGTTTTAATGTTACATTAAATGAAACATATACAGGTGGTCAAGTAGCGTTTACAGAATTTACGTTTTCTACAGGAGCGCAACAAATTGAAACTCAAGTAATTGGCAAATTAAAAATTACAAGAGATTTAATTATAGACTCAGGAGATGTTACAATAGGAACAGATAATCCTAATAATGACCCTAGAAATTTAAATGTACATGGTGCTATAAATTTAAAAGACTCAGAGTCTACAGTTGTATTTGGCGATACTGCACCTAATGTATCTATGGGAACAGACGGCACTAATCTTACTATTTCTGGTGCAGGTGAAACTATAATTTCAAACAATACAAGATTTATTACAGATGTTGTAAGAGATACCGATGGTACTGCAAATAACGGCAGAACTGTTATGGGACAAAATACAGTTACTGCAATTGCAGCAGACGGCACAAGAGCCGTATTGTCCGCAACAGGTATTGCTTTACAAAATTCTTCAGGTGTAGTTACTGGGGCACAAATAAAAGCTGTTGAAGGAAATCCTTCTAGCTTATCCGGTTTAACAGATCAAGGCTTACTATCCAAATTACAAATAGGATCTGACTATTTCGATTTACCGGAATTAGCATCGGGGGTAGCCTCGGCTCTTCCAGGGCTTTCAGAAACATTAGCTGGCCCGTCAGGTAGTATTACTATGGGAAGATTATTCTACGGAATACGTCAAAGTAATGGCGCACTTTTTCAAGCGGCTACATCCCCTGCAAGTTTTTCAGGAATAAATATAACTGCTAATGCAACGAGTATAACTTTATCTTCTGCTAATCATACAGCTATAAAAACTTTGATTGATGCTGCACCAGCAAATCAAGCGTTGTATTTTGTAGAAAGTACATACAGCACGGCATTCCCATCTGTTGGGGGCTTAATTAATGACTCAACAGTAAATATTTATCAAATAATATCTGAAAATGAAACAAACCTTAGTATAACGTTTGGTAAACAAGGGGATGGGGTAATAGTAATTAATACTAGCGAGTTTAATGTAAATTCAGAAGTATTAAAGTTAAATGATATACCACAAGCGTCTAAGCCTAATTACTTACAATACGATCCATCTACAAAAGCAGTATCACATAATCCTTTAAGCATATTAGCTTCAGCAAACGGGGCTACTTATGATTATTCACCTTCATCATTAACAAATGTTGCTTTATTATCTATAAATTTTGAAAATCTTATAGAAACTGCGCCAGCTAATGGACAGGTGGTTTTGAAACAAGGATATGCTTACGGTGGTGCTTTAACAACAAATACAACTGTTGAAAAGCAAAAATATTACATACTTTCAAATATAACAGCAGATCGAACAATAACGCTTCCTGCAGGAACAGCTGGGGATAGCATTAAGTTTACTAATCTTTCGGCTTTTGATGCAAATGGTATTTATACACAATCAGCATATACGTGGACAATAAACCCAAATGGGTCAGAAAAAATAATGAGAACCAGCTCGCTGGTGTTAGATGAACAAACCTCATCATTTGAGTTGTTCTATACTGATGCTGCAAATGGCTGGGTAATAAATGGAATTAGCTAATGGGACTACAAATAGATTTACCAAGCGCTGGTCTTCTAGGAATAACCAACGCTACAGCAAGTGTGATAAACGGTACAGCCACATTAAATGTTAATTCTGTTAATGTATTAGACGGAAGTTCAAACTATACCGTAACACTACCTTCCGCTAGCTTAAATGCTGGTGATGAAGTTGTTTTGAAAAAGATTGGAACAGGAACGGTTACTGTTGCGTCAACAACAATAGAGAGTTCAAATCAAACAATAACAATAACAAATAACCAACCGATAAGATGCTTATATATGAATAGCACTGTTGGTTGGCTAATAACATAAGCTATGGCAGATATAAAGACTTTTTATCCAGGAGCTACGGCAAACAATCCGATAAACAATGCTACTGCTTCTACATCTTCTACTGTAGCAACAAATGTAGATGATTCAAATAGTGCATCAGATATTTCCTTTTATTCAGGAACCGAAGCTGGTGCTCCATTTAGAATAACTAACGGGGCTACATCAGCGCCTTCATCTGCATCTTCACTGACTATTACTAGTTCAGATATATTAGCAAATAGTTTTGCTAATGGGGATGTCGTGTATGTTACAGATGATTCAAAAACTAATATTGAAAAGCAAGGTAGCGTTACTGCTGAAGGAGCAGGCACTGTAACTATAAACATGAGTGCGGCATTTACCTCCAGTAACACTACAGATTATACAGTAGGCAAAAGAACACCCAATAAACTTTACATTACTTTTTAATGAGTTTTGGTAATACTTCACCAAACGTAAGTTTTGGTAATATAACAGCAAATATATCCCAAGGTAATATCACAAGCACATTAGGAGGAAGTTCCGTTTTAGCTGATTTTTTAATGATTGGTGGCGGAGGACCAGGCGGAAATTGTGCCAACTCCCCATCTAACTATGGACCAGCTTATGAGTCGGCCGGTGGCGGTGGTGGAACTGGCGAAATACGTTGGTCTTCAGGAGCGGGCACACCTACTCATACAACCCAAAGCTTTAGCACAGGGTCTGTTTACAATATAGTGGTAGGAGGGCAGTCAGGAACAACCAGTCTTGTGGGCCAAAATATTGACATTAGAGCAGGTGGTGGCGGTACGGGCGGCTATGGTGGTGGTACATCAAATGGCACAGCGCCAGCAGTACCAGACCCTACAAACGGGGGCTATCAAGGTGGCATAGGGGCCGCAAGAGGTCACACAGGGCGTGCGTATTATGGACACGCTATAAATGCAAGTGGAAGTTCTCCAGGCGGGGTGTCTAGTTCTATTACAGGTGCTAGTCTTATATATGGTGCTTCATGGCCAGGCGCTAGACTTGTGGGGGATGATGTAGATGGCAACTCAGGATTTATAATAATTCAATGGACAGGTTTTCCAAGCTATTATATAAACGATGGTTATTGGGATATTTCCCAAAATTTAAGTGGTACTTATACTGCAACTGGAACATATGGTACTACAGGGTATGCATATTACGGTAGAGGAGGATTAGGTGGCGCTTCTTATTATCACAGCACTCATGGCAATAGAAGAATGTCAAGAGGTGGTGGAGCTGGGGGCATTGTTATTATAAGATTTTTAACTGTTGGTAATACATATGTTACTACAGGAGCTACAGCCACTACAGACGGAGACTATACAGTGTTAACCTGGACTTCAGGAACACATACTTTAAAATTTACATAATGGCAAATTTAACAACAAGAATAGGTGGTCAGCATTATTATAAAGCTGCCACTGGAAATAATGAAAGCCTACTAAACTTTTGGAGAGGTAATCAGACGCAATATAATGGTTTAGCAGCAACAGGTACTACCAGCGGAGCTCCTTCAGGTGCATCTTCTGTCACTTTTACAGTATCATCATCTAGTATATTTACAGTTAACGATATTGTATTTGTTACAGCAGGGTCAGGAAGTAATACAAATAGAACTCAGGGTACTGTTTCTGGAGTACCTAATGGCACAAGCGTAATTGTAGATTTTACGTCTGCATACTCTTCAAGTGTTACTTCAGGGTATCAAATAGATTTATACGATCCAGATACATTTTATATTATAACAGCTTAGTATGCCTTCTAACATTGAAAATGCAAACATATCAGCTATAAAGCTAGGCATTGTTGATATGACAAAAGGCTATATTGGGCATGAAGAAGTATACCCAAATACAAAAGAAATACAAAGTTTTGCTTTTGCAGATACTTCAACTGTATCAAATGCAGGCGAAACTAGAGTATTAAATATAGGTGGTGAAGTAGGTGCTGCATTTAATTTAACAGGAGCAAATGGGGCAGGCTCATTAGGTTCGCAATCATTAAGCTCTGCAAGCCAAGCTTTTAATATTGTAATAAGTGCTAACAATAGTTATGGAGCAGGACAAAGAAGTCCAGGTGTTACAATAGCTCCTCAAGGCAGTACTACGTTAGCGTCAGGGGTACCTACATCTAGAACTTTAACGCAAGCGGCCGGGCCCAGTGTATCAAACATATCTATAAATGGTTCAGTTAGCGTTAGTAATCTTGTAAATAATACAACTGTAGTAAATGGCGTAACGAGATGGGCAAATGGTGCATCTTTTAGGGTTACGCACAGTTTTACAACCAATGGGAGCATACCCTGGTCTTTTTTAACGACTCAAAATTCTGCTCAGGCTAGGGCTCAATTCAATGGGGGGAGCACTACTGCAACGTATGCAACTCAAACAAATCACGGTGTGGCGTCGTATTCAGGAACTTATTACTGGAGTACTGGTGGTGGGCCGTTACAAATTTGGTATTTATCCAACATAAATTCCTCGCTGCCTTCTGGAAATTTGCCTTCAAGTTTTAATGCTCAATATGATATGACATTGACAAATGATGCTAATCCTACTTATATGACATTTTCAACCGTATGGGTTCCTACCGCAGGCTATAATCTTAACAGCTCAGGGGCAGGAGTGGCCGATACAGTAAGCTCAATTAATCATTATCCATAATGGCTAGAATACAACAATATTCAACCGATACCACTATCACTGGTGGTGATAAACTAGTAGGTAATGATGCGGCGGACAACTCTACTAAGTTATTTCAAATAAGTGATATTGCTGCATTTTTTGCTAAAGAAGGTATTGCAGACGGGGCTAAGATAGGCTATCAATTTAACTACGGAGGAAAATATGATAATAGCACAATTGACTCTGGTAATATTGAATATGATGTAAACCCTACGGCACCTTTGCAATTTAGTTGGGCGAATATTGATAAAATAGCAGTTTCAACAGAAAGCGCTAACTCAGCAGATATATCAAACGTTTTACCTTTTATGGTAAATCAAAATATTAAAGTTACTGATATATTAAATGACACTGTAGATAATTTTGCTGTTTTTAATGTAACTAATATTACAGATATACAAGGTGGCAAACTACTAAGTGTTACAATGAAGGCTAGTAGCGGCAATCCCACTGCTGCAAATATTGTTTTAGCACCGTTTGGTTTTGTTTCAGCGGCTGATTTAAATGCTTTAACACCTGATGATATTGTAGACAACTTAACATCAACAGACAGCACAAAAGTATTATCTGCAGCTCAAGGTAAAATATTAAAAGATTTAGTAGATTTAATAAACGCTGCAATTGCAAGTAATGATCCGTCTTTAGATACACTGCAAGAAGTTGTAGATTATATAAAAGCTAACAATGCTTCTATAGCTAGTCTGAACACTGCTATGGCTACTAAAGAAGATAAAGTTGCCGGTAAAGGCTTATCAACTGAAGATTTTACTTCTAATTTATTAGCAAAACTCAATAGTATTGCAACTAATGCTGAAGTTAATGTGCAATCAAATTGGGCTCAATCCGATAGTGCAAATGATGCATTTATACAAAATAAACCTACTGATTTAACTGATCTTAGCACTCACAGTGTTACAGAGTTAAACGACGTTACAAATGCGGGTTCTGGTGAAATAATAACTTCAAGCGAAAGAACGAAATTAACCAGTATTTCTGCAGGAGCAGAGGTTAATGTGCAGGCTAATTACAACGAGACAGACAACACTTCTGACGCATTTATACAAAATAAGCCCACCATTACAGTTGCAGGTACTTCTAATGAAGTTGAAGTAAGCCCAACGGGTGCTCAAAACTTACCAACATCGTTTACGGTTGGTCTCCCTGATGATGTAACAATTGCAAGTGATCTAACAGTAGGTGATTCTATTCAATTATCTAATGCACAATCATCAACTCCAACTTTTGACAACGGTATATATTTTAGTACCGAAAGTGGTAATGATGTTTTGCATTTTAGATATGATGATAAAGATTTAAGCATTGATTACTTAACAGAAGTATTATCAACCGGTATATTAAATGGTGGTGAACTATCTGTTGCTAATGGTACACAATTTACTATTGCCGCGGGCGATGGTATAATAAATGATATAAACAAAGCAAGCGGGTCTGATCCACACCCTGAAATTAAAAAGATTTCTTGGGCTCAGCAAACTATAACAGTATCTAACTTAGATTCTGGTAATACAGAACAACTTAACTCCTGGATATATGTAGATGTTAACGGAGCTGTTCAACAGCAAGCTACAGCGTTTACAGATGCCCAAAAGAGAAACAACATAACAATAGGAAGTGCTATACACAGCGAAGGTGTACTTAAGTTTGTAAAAACATTTCCAATTACAGCATACGATAATACAGCTCAAATAAATGAGTTTGCTAATATATTTGGCCCTCTTAAAAAATCAGGTCATAAGGTATCTGCAAATGGGGCTAATCTATCTATAAATAGAGCAGCAGGTGTTGCTTTTGCTTTAGGCAGAAACTATACTGCTGATCCAGAAAACCCATCTACTGTTTCAGACTCTGCTAAAACCCAGTGTGTTATACATAGGTATTACAGGAATAATTCAGGAGGATTTGTTTTAGATGATGGTCCTAGTGGCAATGGTTATACTGTATTAGACCCAACAAAATACGACAATGGTTCTGGAACTTTACAAACAGTCTCTGGCGGTAATTTTGCCGTACAGAGATTATTTTATTTTCCAGGAACACCAAATATAGTAGTTTCTTACTACGGGCATGATACTTATGCCAGCATAATTGATGCTGAAAAAGAATATATACTTGAAGACTTTTTAGAAGCAGAAAATACTTCTGACCAAGCCATATATCTTGGCGCTATTGTACTAAAAGGCAATGCTACTGCTGTAAATGATACTGCTCAAGCAAAAATATTAACAGCTGGTGCATTTAGAGGTTTAGCTTCTGTTGATTTAGGAGGCGTATCAGCTTCAGCCTCACTGGGTGATTTACAAGACGTAGATATAAGCAGTGTTAGCAATGACCAAGTCATACGCTACAACAGTTCAAACGGCAGATGGGAAAACCAAGCTTTACCATCGGGTGGAATAACTGGTGCTGGAACAGCTAATAAGATAGCTAAATTTTCAGCAACCTCAGCTGTAGCAGATTCTATTATTACAGAGTCTTCGGGTAAAATAGGAATAGGAACTTCTAGTCCTACTGAAAAAATAGAGGTTGCTGGTAATGCAATTTTAGATGCTAGCAACGCTAATCTAAAACTTAAATCTGGCGTTGGAGGAACTAAAGGAGACATACAATGGACCTTTAATTCCGATACTACAGTATATGCTTCTGTTGGAATTGAGTATGATAATAGAACTACTGATGGATTCTTAATAGATAGTGGCTATCCAATTACTATAGATGCCGCAGGTGCTTATACAAGATTCTCAAGAAATGGTTCGGAGCACATGCGCATAAATAGTTCTGGCCAAGTTGGAATAGGAACTTCGAGTCCTAGTTCTGCTCTTGAAGTAGCTTCTTCAGGAGATACAGAACTTAGACTTCAAACAGGGGGTGCTGCTGCTGATTTAGCAATTCTAAAGCTTTATAGAAACCAAAATGCTTATGCAGATTTTAAATATGACGCAGGTGGTGGTAATAACTCAGGATTAATCTTAACAGATTATAGAGATGATTTTAATAGTCATATAATCTTTAGAACTAGGGGTGCAAACGAGAGAATGCGGATTGAATCCGATGGCAAAGTAGGAATAGGTACTTCTAGCCCTCAAGGGCATTTAGATATAAATACAGAAACAGCTGAAGCAACTACTGTTATTTTAAATGGTGAGACTAATCAAGATAAAATACTTAAATTTAGGCACTACGGAAATAGCGAAGCAGCGGGTGATGGATATTCAGGATTTATTGGCTCTGTTGTAAATGATGTATTAACACTAGGGCACTATAATTCTTCTAATACTGAAATTCAGACTTTACACGTTACAGAAAACGGAAAAGTAGGAATAGGTACTAGCAGCCCGTCTGTTAAGCTTGATATAAATAGCACAGACGCAATAAAAGTTCCGGTAGGAACTACAGCTCAAAGGCCTACTGCCGCAAATGGTATGCTAAGATACAGCACTACTGATAATCAGTTTGAAGGTTATGCAGACGGTGCTTGGGGAGCTATTGCTGGTGGTGGTGGAGATACATCTGCTATTGAAAGAAATACATTTTCTGGTAACGGGTCAACAACTCAGTTTACTTTAACTTCGCCTATAACAGACGAAGTTAATACGCAAGTTTATGTAGACGGTGTATATCAATCTAAGCTTAACTATAGCAGTGCTGGTAACGTTATTACTTTTTCTTCAGCACCACATGCTGGTACTGACAATATAGAAATAATAAATGTTAAAGCTGTAACTGTATCAGGTGCTTCTGCAATGAACAAAAACACCTTTACAGGTAATGGTTCAGCTACTAGCTTTACATTAGGGTCAAACCCCACAAGTGAAGACTTTACATTTGTTTTTATTCAAGGTGTATACCAAGAAAAGTCAACATATGTAGTTGCTAATAATATAATAACTTTTAGCACAGCACCTCAAAATGGTTATACTATAGAGGTAATGCACATGGGTGCCGTTAATGTACAGCAGTCATCATATATGGAATATGATGCTTTTACAGGTACAGGTAGTCAAACCGCATTTACACTTGTGAATGGTAATCCTACAGATGAAAAGTTTACAATGGTATTCCTTCAAGGAGTATACCAAGAGAAGTCAACTTATTCTTTATCGAATAGGGTTATAACATTTACTACTGCACCGGACAATAACTATACTATTGAAATAATGTCTGTTAACAGCGGCGGCCTATTAACTGTCCCATCGCATAAACCGACTGTAGGTGTTATATCTAGTAACACGACTGCTGTTGCAAACAGTGTATATGTATTAACAGCTAATTTAACTTTGACATTACCTGCTAATCCTCAGGTTGGTGACAGTGTAAAAGTATCCAATAGGTCTGGTGTTGCAACTTGTGTGCTGGGAGCAAACAATAAAAAAATTATGGGTGCTGCAGCTAATTTAACATTAGATACAGCATCTGCTAGTTTTGAATTAATATACTCCGGGGTTGATCAAGGTTGGGTAATAATAGGACAATAATATGGGTAATTTATCAACATTTTTTCCAGCAGCTTCCAGTACAAATGTATTAGAAATAGTGCAGGGCACAGCTGATGGAAGAACAGTAACTGTTAATGATAATTCATATGTCTTACAAAACGTTACTTCAAAGCAGTTTGGCACGACTAGTTATGCAACCGTAACAGGAAGCCCTATAACATATACTCCACCCGCGGATGCAAAATCTGTGTTATATAGATTTGATATGAAATGGGGATCGAGATATAATACAAATAATACAAGAGGATCAACAGGAATAAGTCATTATTATATAGATATTGACGGGACAGTTATAACAAAATCAAAAACAACTATTTCAAGTAATTATTCTGGGAATCATAACAGTTTTCATCCTGGCTGGACACATACGTTTTATTGGGTGTTTGATTTAACGGTAAGTTCTGATAATGCATCACAAGGCAAATTTGCCAACTGGACTAGTGATAAAACTATAAGCATTAAATTTAGAGACTACAGCAGCACTTATAGGTCAGCTCCTCATTCTAATTATTGGAGAGATGGAGGGAATCTTTATTCCGGAGGAAACTCAGATACGTATTCTTGGAGAAAGCCTACATTAACAATAATAGCATATGGGTAATTTAAGCGATATATTTCCAGCGACTACAGGCAATAATGTTTTAGAGGTTATATCGGGAACTTGTGACGGCAGAGTCATTACAGTTCCATCTGGTAATTATACACTACAATCAGTAACAGCCGCTACAAATTTAAGCACAAGCTATGTAGATATATCTGGTAGTAGCATAGCTTATACACCTCCTTCTGATACCAAATACGTTTTATATAGATTTAATTTTAAATGGGACTCAAAAGGATCTAGTGGAATTTCACATTTTAGACTTTATGTAGATAGTACAGAAATAATACCAGCATATTCGCACTTTGCTAGTCAATATAAAGGGTCTCACTCTAGTCAGCATGGGAGTTTTACAAATACAATGGAATACGTATTTGATTTAACCGCCACAAGTGATGACGCGGCTAATGGAAAATTTTCTAATTGGACGTCTAGCAAAACTATAAAAGTTACAGGTAGAGAATACAGCAGCACATATCAAGCGGCAGCTAATGCAAATACATATGAGGATGGAACATCAGCTAGTGGTAATGAAGTTTTTACTAAGCCTGTATTAACAGTAATAGCATATTCATAATGGGAAATTTTACGGATTTTTTTATAGTAGCCTCTTCTAATAATTTAATTGAGTCAATATCAGGTATTTGTGATGGCAGAACAGTTGAAGGAATTTCTTCATCATATACGCTTGAAAATGTAACGGGTGGTCAAACAACAAATAATAGCTACGCGGATATTATTGGGAGTTCAATAACGTATGTACCGCCTACAGATACAAAATATGTTCACTATGAATACATTTTTAAATTTGACCCCACGTCCAGATCTGGTATATCGCACTTTAGATTATATGTTGACGACTTGGAAGTTACTGCCGCATATAGGCAGCTGTCATCTAGTGATGGTTATACAGCTTCTTATGCTTATGGCACAATGCAGGGTAGAATGGATTTTGTTTTTGATTTAACCGCTGCGAGCGATGATATACCAAATGGCAAATTTTCAAATTGGACAACAGGCAAAACAATAAAAATGAAGGCAAGAAGATATGATTCTTCATATACATCTAGTATGAACACAAATACTTGGATGGATGGTAATAGCGCGTCTGGCGATAGCGTATGGACCTACCCTTTATTAACAGTATCCGCATATTCATAAATTATGGCACAAACCAAAGTAAAACCAGAATTATTAACTGGTGGATTTAATACAATTACGGCTTTAACGCCAGCGACAACAGTTAATGTGGATTACGATAGTGCTCAGATATTTACGCTAACGCCTACATCAAATACAACATTAAATATTACAGATCCGGTAATTGGTATATCAAAAGCTTTTATAATAACAGGAACGGGTAATTCATATACTATAACTTTAAACGTTGGTGGTTCTGCTAATACATTTAATAAAATAGCAGGAGACTATGATGATACTAATGCAAAGAAAAATTTAATACAAATTATGTGCGTTGGTGCAACTGAATTTTGGTATACAATATCACAAATAGCTTCATAAATGTTAGGCGATACTATAATGCTTTCTGCTTTTAAAGGAAATATAAGCATACAATATTTAATTGTTGGTGCAGGTGGCACAGGCGGTGGTGGATCTCCTAGCAATGATAGAGCAGGTGGCGGAGGCGGCGGTGGTGCTGTTGTAACCTCTACAGCGGATTTTTCTTTAGGAACAAATCTTATCGTGCAAGTCGCCCCTACTTCTAATGGTGGCTCGTGGACAGGTGCATCAGTGCGTGGCCCAAACGGTGGGGATTCTATTTTTCATGATATAACCGCCACTGGTGGTGGTGGCGGAGGTAGTTCTCAACAGTCAGGTGCTTTAAGCAGTGGTAATCATGGAAGATCAGGGGCATCCGGTGGTGGTGCTGGCGGTATAGTTGGTGCTTTAGGTGGTTCTGCAACTGCAGGCAATGCTGGTGGGAATATGGGTGCTGGTTGTTGTGCATCATCCGGTGGCGGTGGTGCTGGGGGTGCTGGAGGTGCTTCTTCTGGAAGCAACACACAAGGAAACGGAGGCGCTGGTGTTACAAACAATATAACAGGAAGCAATGTAACTTATGGTGGCGGTGGGCACGGTGAAGGAGGCGGAACCTATGATATTGCAGTTGCTGGTGCAGCTAATAGAGGAATTGGTGGCGAAGGCGCCGGTGGTGATGGCAATTATTCTTCTGGTGGTTTATATAATTATCAAGGAGCCCCCGGGGGATCAGGAATTGTAATTTTAAGATTTACAGGAGCTACACCAACAATATCAGGAGGATTAACACATTCAACTTCAACTGTATCTGGAGACACTGTAATATCATTTACAGCAGGTACAGGAACAATAACATTCTAATATGGCATTAACAAAAATAACGTCGGATATATTAGCCGATGAATTTAACACAACAGATACGCTTACAGCAGGCACAACAGTTAATGTTAACTTTAAAAACGCAGAAGTGTTTACTTTAACACCTAATGCAAATACAACATTTAACATACAAAATCCTGTTGTAGGAATAACAAAAGTAATATTAGTTACAGGAGCCGGCGGTTCATATACAGCAGACACTTGGACTGTAGGCGGAGGTTCGGGAACTTTTAATAAAACTTCAGGTAGTTATGACGACACCTCAGGGACTAAAAATTTAATTCAAATACTATGTGTATCAGCTACTGAGTTTTGGTACACTATAGTACAACCAGAATAATATGTTTGGACAAGGGTTCAACTCAGGGTTTTTTGCGGGACCTAACTATATTTATAAAGAAGATATATTTGGAGACAATAGTTGTATAGGATTATACACTATGGATTATGATTTTTCCGATAGCAGTGGTAATGATAATGATATGGGTGTTTTTGGAAGCCCTGATCATGGCGTATCTGGAGGGCTCAATTTAGGTGCTAGATTTGATGGTTATAATACATCTGCTAGGGCTTACCCAGTTAGCGACTTACAGGGATTAACATCTGTAAGTATTTCTTTTTGGTTTAAATGGGATGATTCTGCCTCTGTTTCTGATTATGGGCATATGGTTAATATTGGAGACATGAGCGGTGTTAGTAACGGCGATGCGTTTGGCATAGCTGTAGGAGATGATGGCGGTTCTTATAATAGAGTTCTTTATGGCTATTTTCCAGAAGGATCACTTTCTACAGGACAAATAGTTACTGATAATGTATGGCACCATGTACTTATGACTTATTCGGGGACTACCGTGAAGTATTATTATGATGGTAACTCAACCCCTATTGCTACACAGACTAGAACTTCATTATCTTTACAAAATTCAGCGGTTAATAGAATTACCGTAGGGCATTATGCTTATAATGGCAATCATCACTTTAAAGGTGATTTGGATCATTTAAGAGTATTTAACAGAGAAATACAATCTAGTGAATTAGCCACCTTGTATAATGAAAAATTTTATTCTCTTGAAGCTACAACAACTAATATAGATTATCCTGTAGCAAATTTAGCATATTATAAATTAGATAATAATAGTAAAGCTTTAGGTCCAAACGCAACAGGCAAATTTAATCAAGGGGCTACGATTGTTGGAAATTCAACCGGTATTGAGAATTCAACTTTACAATTAAGTTCAACAGCACATTCTGTATCTCTTTGGATGAAACCTCAAGATTTAACTGCATCTAAGTGGCATATTGTATTTGGAAGTTATTTTAGCGGTGGACCGACTTTTACTTTAGGTAAAAGACCTGACCAAACAACATCTTTTCATTATAGAAATGAGTCAAGTAATGAAGTATATTTTACTTTATCAACAGCAAATATTTGGTATCATATTGTTGTGACAAGAAATAACAGCGGCTCTACGGTATATGTGAATGGGAGTTCTGTTGCTACTGACTCAAATTCTATGGGTTCTTATTCCTATAGCGGTTATCAAAAATGTGTAATAGGATCAATGCCTAATTACCCAGTGGAATATTTTAGCGGAACAATAGACCAAGTCAGAGTATATAATGTAGTATTAACAGCTACAGATGTTGCTAATTTATATAACAACGAAACAGTAAGTACAGCTAATTCATTATCATTTCCAACTGGTAAAACAGCAATAGCAACATATAAATTAGATGGAGATGGCGTAGATATATCCGGCAACTATAGTGGCGTTGGAGATAGTAACGTAAAGTATGATTACAGCGGAACAGATACAAATATAGAGTACAGGTTTGGACGCTTCGGTCAAGCTGCGGTGTTTAATGGGAGTAATAGTAAAATAGATACAGGAATATCCTCTATATCAAGCCCATTTTCTGTTTCAATGTGGATAAATGAAGACTCTTTAGATTCAGGAATGTTTTTTGCTAATTGGAACTCTACATCTGCTGATATGTATTGGCAAACAACAAGCGATGGTAGATTAAGAATATCTATTGATGGTTTTAGTCAACAGTTTTTTGGAACAGCAGGAGACGTAACTGCAAAAACTTGGCACCATATAGCAGTAGCATTAGGTAGCGGTGTTTATGAAGTTTATTTAGATGGCACTAGTTTAGGTACATCTACAACAAGTGTTACAACGTTTAGTAGCGGTCAAAACTTTATGCTTGGAAATTCAGCCAAAGCTTCTACTCCAGCACCTTTTGATGGCAAAATTGACCAAGTACGCATATTTTCAACTGCCCTAGATTCTAGCCAAGTAACCCAACTTTACAACGAAAAACCTGAAGTAGATACATCTAACTTTAAAGCGGTGTTGTATAAAGGAAATGGTGCTACAAGATATATTTCTAGTGTAGGATTTGAGCCTAGTTTAACTTGGTTTAAAGCTAGAACAGTTGCGAATTATGATAATGGGTTATTTGACGTTTTAAGAGGAGATGGCGAAAACTATATTAGTTCAAACCTTAGTTCAGAAGAACGAATACCATCTTCAATTTCCAATTATGGCTATGTAAGTTTATATGACGTAAATGGCGTTTTTCTTGGGCAAGGTGGTAATTCTAATCACCCTTGGGCAGTTAACAATAAATCAAATGTAGATTATGTAGCTTGGAATTGGAAAGGTGGTGGTTTATTAAATAGATCAGCTAGTTTTAATGGGAGTAATAGTAAAATAGACTTGCCTAATGTTCTAAGTGGGTTTACAAATACTTATTCATTTTCAATTTGGGTTAAAATAGATAATGTAAATAATTTTCCGTTTTTTGGATCTGACCCCACTTCAACTGCGGCTACAAATATTATACGATTTGCTTTACACCAAAATGGGAATTACTATTTTGATTTTGGCAATAATTCCACAGCAAGAATGTCTGCATCAACACCATCTGAATGGAGAGATAATACTTGGCATCATTTTGTATTTGTATCTACTTCTACACAAAAACTTGTTTATGTTGATGGAAGCCTTTTTAACACCATATCTTCTACAACAGCAATTAGTGGGAAAAGCAATTTAACAGTAGGTCATTATCTTACAAACTATGGAGGAGGGCTATATGACCAAGTACGCGTATTTAATAGGGGAATTAGCTCCTCAGAAGTTACGAGTCTTTATAACGAAACGTCTAGCACTATAAACACCTTACAAGTGTTGGGAGATACATCTTGTATTGCTACATATCCTTTAGGTGTTGGCGCTGGAGACGTTGGAAATACATATTCAGGAACTCCTACAAATGTAACATTTAACAACCCTGGTCATTTAACCAGGAATACCAATGGAACAATCAAAAGTGCGGTAAGTGCTAACCAAGATGCTGGATTTAGTATTGTAAAATATACAGGAAATAATAGTTCTTCGGCTACTGTGGGCCATGGGTTGACTAATGCAGAGATGATTGTTTTAAAAGACCTTACAGATGGCACTAATAACTGGAGGGTTTGGCATAAGGATTTAACTTCAGGTAATTGGCTGTATTTAAATTTAACAAATGCACAGGCAAGCGCAGCAACTGATGGAGGTTTAAGAAATGTTGACTCTAATACTTTTGGGTTTGTAAACGGAACAACAGCAGGTGTAGAGGGTGTTAATAGTAGTGCAAGTAACTATATCGCCTACTGTTGGCGCTCAGTTTCTGGATTTAGTAAAATTGGGAGTTATAGCGGTTCAGGGGCATCTGGTAAGGAGGTTGCTTTAGATTTTAGCCCTAGTTTTGTTATGATTAAAAGAATCAATGCCGCGACAGGGTGGGTAATTGTTGATAATCAGAGAGGCTCTAAGGAATTATATGCCCACGTTGCAAATGCAGAAGACACTTCTACCACTAACATTGTATTAGGAACAAATAAATTTACTTTAAATAGCACTGGTTCTTGGTATAATGCTTCAGGTGGCACTTATTTATATATGGCATTTAAATAAAATTAAATATGGCTAAAAAACGTTTTAAAGATACCGGCGTTGGGAAGTTCTTATTAGAAAAAATTCCTAACGTCGTTGGCGCAATAGCGGGTGATACACCTGTTGGGTCTGTTATACAGGCTATAATCGGCGGATCTGATATGTCAGAAGCCGATAAAAAAATTGCACTTAAAAAATTAGATATTGAGAGAGCTGAAATAGACGGCACAACAAGGCGCTGGGTTGCAGATGCAACTTCAGGGTCATGGCTTGCAGCTAACGTTAGGCCGTTAACATTGGTATTTTTAACAGTAAGTTATGTAGCTGGGTGGTATATGGGTTATCCATTAGATTCAATTACAGGCTTACTTACTATTGTTATTGGCGGCTATTTTGGTTCACGAGGGGTAGAAAAAGTTTTTGGAAACAGTAAACACAAATAATGAACGACTTAAAAATTTACGGCATAAACGTCGGAGCAGTTGCATTTTCAGCACTGCCGAACATCAACCCCACTTTGCAAACCATAGTATTGGTTATGACAATAATATACACTGGGATGAATATTTATATGAAATTAAAAGATAGAAATAAAAAATGAAATACTTTGAAGAGTCTGAGTTTAACGGTTTTGAAATGATGGATGAAAAACTTCTTTCAATGTTAGATGAATTAAGAGAAGTATATGGGTATCCTATAAAAATCACATCTGACTACAGAAGCCCTGAGCACCCTATAGAGGCTGCAAAAAAACAACCAGGCGAGCACGCGTATGGTGCGGCTGTAGATATTGAAAGTGTGGGAGGCGAAAAAACATTTAGATTAGTAAAAGCAGCAATTGAAGTTGGGTTTACTAGAATAGGTATTAGCAGAAAAAGAGGATTTATGCATCTAGGTATTGGCTATTCCGGTGCGCCTGATACAACAATTTGGACATATTAAAATGAAATTAATTAGAAAAATATCAATTGGCCAAGATTATAAGAATGAAGCAATGCATTATTCTGTTGGTCAAGAAGTTTACGGTGGTCATACAATATCTGACATACTAGAAGAAGAGGGCGCTTATAAAATATTTATTAAAAAAAATGATGAAATACTTCCATGGAAACATTTTAATAAAAACATGGCAGTGTCTGTTGAATTTAATTTGGACTATTAATGAGGTCAGTTTTTAATTTTATTATTGAATCAAATAAAAGATATAACAACTCTAAAGAAATAGAAGGCAAAGAATTAATACTTAATACTGAAATTTCTGAAAGAGACTATATGTATACTAACCGTATGGGTCTAGTTAAAGCAATTCCGGCTATGTTTAAAACTCCTATTAAACCTGGCGATAGCGTAATACTGCATCATAATGTTTTTAGAAGATGGATTGATATACGTGGGAAAGAAAAAGATTCGTCCAGCCTTATACAGGAAAATGACTATATGGTTGCTCCAGATCAAATATATGCTTATAAAAGAAATGTAGAATGGAAATGCTTAGACGAATATTGTTTTGTAAAACCTATTAAAGATGATTCAAAATGGAGTGTTTTAGGGGAGCAAAAACTATTAGGTGAGCTTGTGTATAGCAACAAGTATTTGAACTCGTTAGGATTGTCCGTAGGAGACGTAGTGGGATTTACACCTGATTCAGAATACGAATTTAATGTAGACAATCAAAAATTATATAGAGTTTTATCAAATCAAGTTACAGTAAAATATGGATCGAAGGAAAAAAGTAATTGAAGCATCAGAAATTGCTTTAATTGAACTTGACAAAGTTATAAGGCAAAAAATAAATTTAGTTGAATTAGAACCTGAGAAAGCAAAAATAGCAGCACAAGCAAAATGGGTTGCAATAGAAGACTCATTTAAAATTATAGAAAAAATAGAAGAGCTTTCGGAAAACAAAAAGCAAAATAAAGAGTCTGTAAAATTTTTAGGCGTAGAAGATAGAATAAAATAATGTATAAACAATCTCTCTATAACATAATTGTAGACCACATAGATACTAAAGAAACAAAAAGAAACAACAAGTATAAAAAATACGAATATGGTTATAACGCTGATTTAGACTGCGTTGTAATTAGTAAAAACGGTACAATAGGTGAGATATATGAAATTCAAGGTCTTAAGATAGCAATACCTAAAACTCCTGATAAAATAGATGGTGATCATTTAAAAAAAGAAAACCAAATATTTACTAGAAGGAATAGACCTGAATCATTAAACAAAATTAAAACAGTACATGAGTTTAAGAATCATCCAGAACAAACTAAAGAACAGTATTATAATTATATTGATACTGAATTTAATAGGCGTAATGATGGTTACTGGTTCATGTGCAACGGTGAGCCCTGTTATGTTACAGGATCGCACTATATGTATCTCAACTGGACAAAGATTGACGTGGGGGCCCCAGAGTTCAGGCATGCTAACAGGATATTTTATTATTTTTGGGAGGCGTGTAAAGCGGATTACAGATGTTACGGTATGTGCTACCTCAAAAATAGACGGTCTGGGTTTAGCTTCATGGCATCATCAGAAACTGTTAACATGGCTACAACATCAAGAGACTCGAGATTTGGCATACTATCCAAGACCGGTTCTGACGCTAAAAAAATGTTCACCGATAAAGTTGTACCAATATCGACCAACTATCCGTTCTTTTTCAAACCAATACAGGACGGAATGGAAAGGCCGAAAACCGAGTTATCCTACAAGGTTCCGTCAAGAAGATTAACAAGAAATTCTTTTAAAGAGTCCGATGATGAACTTTTAGGTCAAGGTCTTGATACAACTATTGATTGGAAAAATACTGGTGATAACAGTTATGATGGTGAAAAGCTAATACTATTAGTGCATGACGAATCTGGTAAATGGGAAAGACCTGATAATATACTAAATAACTGGCGAGTAACTAAAACCTGCTTAAGGCTAGGAGCTAGAGTAGTTGGAAAATGCTTGATGGGGTCAACTTCAAATTCTTTAGATAAAGGGGGTGATAATTTTAAAAAATTATATTATGACTCAGATGTTACAGAAAGAAATAAAAATGGCCAGACTGCAAGTGGACTATACTCTTTGTTCATACCTATGGAATGGGGCTACGAAGGATTCATTGATGTGTATGGATACCCTGTGTTCGATACACCACAAAATCCGGTTAAAGGAATTGAAGGAAGCCTCATTACCACGGGAGTCATTGAGCATTGGGAAAATGAAGTTGAAGGTCTTAAAAACGACGCTGACGCATTAAATGAATATTATAGACAATTTCCAAGATCTGAAAAACACGCTTTTAGAGATGAAACTTTAAACTCATTATTTAATCTTACTAAAATATACGAACAAATAGATTATAATGAAGAAATGGCAATGAAAGGCTATGTCGTTAAAGGTAGTTTTTCTTGGAAAAATGGAATTAAAGATACTGAAGTTATTTGGACACCAAATAGAAACGGAAGATTTTTGTTAAGTTGGGTTCCAAAAGAACATATAAGAAATAATGTAGTTGAAAAAAAGGGAATAAAATATCCGGGAAATGAAGGCTTCGGATATTTTGGATGTGACTCATACGATATATCAGGTACAGTTGGTGGTCGTGGTTCAAATGGAGCGTTGCATGGGCTTACTACATTTTCAATGAACTCCGATTTCCCCTCAAGTAAATTTTTTTTAGAATACATTGCAAGGCCCCAAACAGCTGAAATATTTTTTGAAGATGTTTTAATGGCTTGCGTTTTTTATGGTATGTCCATACTAGCTGAAAATAATAAGCCAAGATTATTATATCATTTTAAAAGGAGAGGTTATAGAGGATACTCTATGAACCGCCCGGATAAACTTATAGGCAATTTATCAAAAACAGAATTTGAGCTAGGGGGTATACCTAATACTTCTGAGGATATAAGACAAGCCCACGCGGCTGCAATAGAATCTTATATAGAAGAAAACGTCGGTATTTTAGGTGAAAATTACGGAAATATGTATTTTCAAAGAACATTAGAAGATTGGGCTAAGTTTGATATATCAAAACGTACAGCTCATGATGCATCTATAAGCAGCGGTTTAGCCATAATGGCTTGTAGAAAACATTTATACAGACCAAGACAAGAAAGAACAACGAAAAAACTTAATTTTTCGTTTTCAAAATATAAAAATGAAGGCAATAAAAGCATGCTAATTAAATAAATATGGCATATACTGAAACAAATATTGAATTCCCTAGTCAAGCAGTGCTAGACATAGAGAAGCAGTCAATAGATTACGGAACAAAAGTAGCAAAGGCTATTGAGCAAGATTGGTTTAATAAAGACGGAGCATCCGGAAGATTTAATCAATCTAGAGATGAGTATCATAGGCTTAGGTTATATGCTAGAGGTGAGCAGTCTATTAATAAGTATAAAGATGAGTTTGCTATAAATGGAGACCTATCTTATTTAAATTTAGATTGGAAACCGGTACCAATAGTTCCTAAATTTGTTGACATAGTTGTTAATGGCATGCAAGATAGATTATTTTCTATAAAAGCATTTGCGCAAGATCCAATATCAACGGGAAGAAGAACTGAATTTGTTAACTCTATACAAAGAGATATAAATGCAAAGTCATTAATAGACAATATAAAAAATACATTAAATGTAGATGTTAGAAATGTTCCTGATGATGACGCTCCTCAAAATACAGAAGAGCTTGAATTGTATATGCAATTACAATATAAACAAAGTATTGAAATAGCACAAGAACAAGCAATACAAAATGTATTTTTAAGCAATAAATATGATCAAATAAAAAAACGTGTAGATTATGATATTGCTGTAATAGGTATAGGCGCTGTAAAACATTCTTTTAATAATACAGACGGAATAAAATTAGATTATGTAGACCCTGCTAATTTAGTATGGTCGTACACAGAAGATCCCAATTTCCAAGATTGTTATTATTTTGGTGAAGTTAAAAGAGTAAAAATAAATGAGCTTAAAAAGCAATTTCCAAATTTAGACGTTGAGCAATTAGAAGATTTAAGACAAAAAGGAAATTCTTATAGTTCATATTCAAACTCTATAGGTGATAGAGGGCAAGAAAAAGATAGCAACACGGTAAGTTTATTATATTTCAATTGGAAAACATTTGAAAACGACGTTTACAAAATAAAAGAAACCACCTCTGGCGGGGCGAGAGCTATACAAAAATCAGATACTTTTAATCCACCTAAAGATAAAAGAACAAGATTTCAAAGAGTGGCTCAAGCAAGAGAGGTCATTTATGAAGGAGTATATGCACTAGGTAATAATAATTTACTAAAATGGGAAAAGGCCGCTAATATGATTCGTCCTTTTTCTAATACCAACAAGGTATTAATGAATTATATTGTTTCCGCACCTAGAATATATAAAGGCAAAATAGATTCTTTAGTTTCAAAGATGACACCATATGCTGATCTAATTCAGCTAACGCATTTAAAAATGCAACAGGCTATTCAAAAGATGGTTCCTTCTGGTGTTTATTTAGACGCAGACGGGCTTTCAGAAATTGATTTAGGCAATGGCACAAGTTACAATCCGCAGGAAGCTTTGAATATGTATTTTCAGACTGGTTCTATTATAGGTAGATCTTTAAATACAGAAGGCGATATTAATCCTGGTAAAGTTCCAATTCAAGAACTCCCAGGGGGAGGCGGGAATCAAGTGCAAGTTCTTATAGGCGCATATAACCAGTATTTACAAATGATACGTGATATAACTGGTTTAAATGAGGCAAGGGATGGTTCTGACCCAGATCCTAAAGCACTAGTTGGAGTACAAAAACTAGCTGCTGCAAATAGCAATGTAGCAACTAGGCATATACTAGACAGTAGTATGTTTATTACTGGAACTATAGCTGAAGCAATATCTTTAAGATTTAAAGATGTATTAGAATTTCACCCAACAAAAGAATCGTTTATTAGTGCTTTAGGCCAATTTACGGTGGGTGCTTTACAAGAGCTTAATAGCCTGCATATTCATGACTTTGGTATATTTTTAGAAATAGAGCCAGACGAACAAGAAAAACAATTATTAGAAGCTAACATACAGGTGGCTCTATCACAACAAGGAATAAACTTAGAAGATGCTATTGACATTAGAGATATAAAAAATGTTAAACTGGCAAATCAGCTTTTAAAAATTAGAAGGCAAAGAAAAGCAGCAATGGACCAAGAGCAGGCAAAAGCAGCTTCTGTTGCACAAGCGGAAGCGCAAGGTCAAGCGCAAATACAAATAGAAGAAGCAAAAGCTCAATCTGCTCAAATGAAAGCAGCATCTACAGTACAAATATCTACTGCTGAAAATGAATTAGGTATTAAAAAATTAGAAATAGAGGCTAAAACAAAAAAAGAGCTTATGTATTACGAATATGAGCTTAATGTTAAATTAAAAGAATTAGAATTAAAAGCACAAAAAGAATTAGCCGGGAGGCAGGCGGAGGTCCAGGAAAGAATAGCAGACAAAAAAATTAGCTCTACGTCAATAGCTGGCCCCCCAAAAACAGAAAAGCCTAAAAAATCATTTGAGTCAAAAGGCAATGATGTTTTAGGTGGGTTTGATCTATCAAGGTTTGAACCTAAGTAAAATAAATTATTATATTATATTATATCATGGAAGAACAAGTTGAAGTAAAACCTGTTGAAACAAACGAAAGTGTTTCAGCACAAGAAAAAGAAGCCAACGTATTGCAAGACGCAATAGAAAAAGGCGAAGTCGATTCTAATTATGGATTTCAAGAGGACGGTGTATATCGTGTAAATGTAGACACCCCTCCTGCTAAAAAAGAAGAAGATGCCGTTCAAGAGCAAAGCACAGATGAGATACCTGTACGCGGTGGATCCGAAGCTAGCGAAGAGGTTCAAGAAAAAAACGAAGAAGAGTCTAAAGAACCTGCCGGAGAAAATAAACAAGAAGAAGAAAATAAAAGTAAAGAAAAAGAGCAAGGGCAAGAAGTAGATTCTCCTTTAGAATTAATTAAAGATACCGAAGAAAAACAAGTTGAGCAAACTAAACAAAAAGAAAAAATTGTTGAGGAAGTTCAAAAGGCGGTAGAAGAAAAAAATATTTACCCTGAAGATATTGAAAAGTTAGTAAGCTTTATGCAAGAAACGGGTGGTTCTTTAGAAGACTATGTTAGTTTAAATAAAGACTATTCTAAACTAGATAATGCTACACTAATATATGAATATTTAAGGCAAACTAAACCTCATTTAAATAATGAGGATATAAATTTTTTGATGCAAAAAGATTTTGCTTATGATGAAGAAACAGCTGATCAAGCTGAAGTTAAAGCAAAACAATTAGCATTCAAAGAAAAGATTTATGAAGCTCAAAAGCATTTTACAGATTCAAAAGAAAAATACTATGCAGATCTTAAGTTAAGAAAGCAAGATGGTATTCCTGAAGAGTATAAAGATGCCGTAGAGCTTTATAATAATAATCAAGAAGTTTTAAAAGAAGCAGAAAAAATTAGAGAGGATTTTACTTTAAAAACAAATAAAGTTTTTAACGATGAATTCAAAGGTTTTGATTTTAAGGTTGGTGAAAACAAATATAGATTTAAGATTGAAAATCCTCTAAAAGTTAAAGAATCACAAAGTGATTTTAAAAACTTTGCTAGTTTATTCATGGACAAAGAAAAAACTGTTATTGAAAAGCCAGTGGAATACCATAAGGCTTTATATGTTGGCGCTAATGCTGATAAAATAGCAAATCATTTTTATGAGCAAGGCCGTGCCGATGCGATAAAAGATGCTGCTAAGAAAGCAAAAAACATAGATATGCAACCTCGTGTTGACAATTCTAGTATAAGCACGCCAGCAGGTCAAAAAATAAAAGTTGTTTCCGGTAACTCTTCTGATAAGCTTCGTATAAAATGGACTAAATAACTTAATTTTAAAAATTTTTACAAATGGCTTTTACAAGTGGAATACCAGCTGCTTTGCAACCAACCCAAAGCAAAGCATTATATGCTGGTAACTATATTGATTTTACAGACAGCTCATTTAATATGTGGGCTCAACAATTTTTACCTGATGTATACGAACAAGAAGTTGAAAGATATGGAAACAGATCTATAGGCTCTTTTCTTCGTATGGTATCAGCGGAGATGCCATCTACTTCAGACCAAATTATTTGGACTGAGCAAGGTAGATTGCACACACGATATGCTAATGCTATTTATCTAAGTAATGCGGGCACAATGCCAACTTCAGGAACTACTCCTGGAACTGCAAGTGCTGCTACAACAGGAGGTCTTGTATTGAACTTTAATGTTCCTACAGCTCAGCCTACAAGCTTAGGTGTTACTACACAAGGAACTACTGCTGTTAATTTCCGAAAAGGACAAACAGTTATGATTCAAGCTCAATCTTCTGCTACATCTGCAGTAGGAGGTACTGGTGCCGTAATCAAAGGTGTTGTAACTAATGTTTCTGGTAACTATTTCCAAGTTAAATCTTTAACTGGAATTCCTGCTATTACAAATGCTCAAAGATTTACAGCTCTTGCTTACGGATCTGAATTTGCAAAAGGTACTGGCAACTTTACTGAGAAACTAGATCCTAGCTATGCTACATTTACTAACTCTCCAATTATTCTTAAAGAGCACTATTCAATCAATGGATCTGACACTGCTCAAATAGGATGGATTGAAGTTACTTCTGAAAATGGAGCATCTGGTTATTTATGGTATTTAAAGTCTGAGCACGAAAACAGACTACGTTGGGAAGATTATCTAGAAATGTCTATGGTTGAAGGTGTTAAGCAATTAAACACTGGAGCTACTTTAGATTTTTACGATTCAGGTATCACTGCTACTGCTAGAGGTACTGAAGGTTTCTTTGAAGCTATTGAGGCAAGAGGTAATGTATATTCTGACTTTGGAGCGCAAGCTTCTGGTGGTGCTTTAACAGATTTTGATGCTGTACTTAAGCAATTAGACAAGCAAGGTGCTATTGAAGAAAATATGCTTTTCTTAGGTAGAGATCTTTCTTTAGAAATTGATGATATTCTTGCACAACAAAACGGTGGATACTCTGGAGGTACTTCTTTTGGTGTATTTAACAACAGCGAGGATATGGCTCTTAATCTAGGATTTACTGGATACAGAAGAGGTTCTTATGATTTTTACAAAACTGACTGGAAATACTTAAATGATTTTTCAACAAGAGGTGGTTTTAAAGATATTGAAGGTGTACTAGTTCCCGCTGGTACTTCAACAGTATACGATCAAGTTCTTGGAAAAAATATCAAAAGACCTTTCTTACACGTAAGATATAGAGCTTCTGAAACTGAAAACAGAAAAATGAAATCTTGGGTTACTGGATCTGTAGGTGGCGCTTCTTCATCTCCAATTGATGAAATGAGAATGCACTATCTATCTGAAAGATGTTTAATTGTACAAGGTGCTAATAACTTTGTATTGTTTAAAGCATAATTATTATTAGAGGACGGGTGGTTTCGGCCACCCCTATCCTCATTTTTATTTTTATTATATTATATCATGACTACACAAACACAAAAAAGAAAAACTAATCTTGAAAAAGATTGGGAAATAAAAGATAGAGTTTATATTTTAACTCAAAATAGATCTCCAATAAGTTGGACTGTTCAGTCTAAACACACGTTAAGAAAACCATTGTTTTGGTTTGATGAAAATACTGGAGAAAACAAAGAAATAAGATATGCTACAAATCAAAAATCTTTATTTGTAGACGAACAACAAGGTTATGTAACTTTAGGCCATGTTATATTTCTTGATGGTGTGCTTGAAGTTTCTAGACAACAACAAGCATTACAAAAACTATTATCTATATATCACCCTCAAGCTGGAAACTTGTGGGAAGAAATTGACGAAGTGGCAGAGGCTACTGATGAAATTGAAGATTTAGAATTAGAATTAGAAGCTTTAAATCTTGTTAAAACTTTAGACATTGAACATTTAGAAGCTATTATGCGAACTGAATTAGGGTCAACAGTTACTGACCTTAGCTCTAAAGAATTAAAAAGAGATGCATACAGATTTGCACAAAATGATCCAAAACTTTTTATAGAGTTATCTAAAGACGAAGATATAAAGCTAAGAAATCTTGCTAATAGGGCTGTTGAATTAGGTATATTAAACTTAACTGACGATGGCACTGTGTTTAAATTAGCAAATGGCAAAAAAGTTATGACAGTACCTTTTGATCAACACCCTTATGGAGCGCTAGCCGCTTATTTTAAAACAGATGATGGTATTGATTTAATGAAGTCTATTATGAAAAAAATTTCATAATACAAAGGGCATAAAGTGAGAAATCAACTTTGTGCTCACTAATTTAAAAAATATGAGTGTAAACATAAATAATGTATATAAAGCGGTTCTTGTAATAACTAACAAAGACAACAGAGGTTATATAACACCTGAAGAATTTAATGAGTTAGCTGCACAGGCACAAAACGAAATATTTGAAGGATACTTTGCTAGGAGTGCTACTTACGAGGCCAGCCCTATATTGCAAAGTGATTTTTCAGATCCTTTGTTAAATAGCTCTGAAAAAATAAATATATTTTACAAAACAGGGGGCTTAACAAAAGCTAATGATATATTTGCATTTCCTTCTGATTTTTATAAATTAGGAGTTATATCTGTAGATAATATAGTGGCAGATTTTATTTCGCATGAATCCGTTAAATATGTTAATTTATCACCATTAACAGCTCCTGTAAAAACACAACCTGTATTTACATTAGTTTCTAATGGTGTAGTTATATATCCTACAACTATATCGACTGGAGTTACTATAGATTATTTAAGAAAGCCTATTAAACCTAAATTTGGTTATTTAATGCCTAGCGCTGCTCAAATAGCAGCCGGAGTGCCTAATGAACCTATATATGATTCTACAGCTTTCGATCCATCAACAGATAGTTATTCTGCAACAGCAAAATCTTTTGACTTTGAGCTACAACAATCTGAAGAGCACGCTTTGGTTGCTAAAATACTGTCTTATGCTGGTGTTGTAATCAAACAAGCGGATGTAGCAGGTTTTGCACAAGGAAAAGATCAACAAATTCAAGCAACTGAACAATAATGGCAATATCAAGAAAACCTTTAGATATAGATAATTATTCTTCGCAAGAAGGAGGAACAGGAACAGCAATACCCGGATATTACAGCAGAACACATTTAAATGACATAATCAATAACTTTATGATTGCTTATGTTGGTGATGGAAAAGTATTATCAAGAATTCCTAGATATGAAATTGCTTTTTGGGCACAAAGGTCTGTTCAGGAATTTAGCTATGATGTTTTTCATGCGGAAAAAAATATTGAAATTGAATTAAGCTCAACTTTGCAGCTTTCTTTGCCCTCCGACTATGTTAATTACGTTAAATTTTCATACGTTGATGCAAATGGCAATCATAGAACAATTCAAAATTCTAAAACTACAAAGCCAACAAAAGCTGTTGCGCAAGATCAGGATTTTAAATATATATATGATCAAGAAGGTAATTTAACATTTAGTGAAATATCTGAAACAGCAGATAGATTTAAAACCGAAAGAAGTTTTACAACATTAAAAAATATTGAAGACTATAACGACGGTTATGATGACGATGACATTTCTTCTTATGGTAGAAGATATGGCTCCGAGCCAGAAAGACAAAATATTAATGGTGAATATTTACTTGATTTAGAAGCGGGTAAAGTATATTTTAATTCATTTTTTAATGAGGGCGATTTAATATCGTTACAATATATTTCTGATGGATTAGGTGATAATGGCAATTTTGATAATGTCTTAGTACCTAAATTAGCAGAGGATGCAGTATATGCAAATATGCTTTATAATTTATCTAAGCTACGGCCTTCTTCAGCGGGAGCGGCCCCTTTGTATAAAAAAGAAGCTTATGCTAAAATGAAAAATGCAAAAATTAGACTTAGTAATTTAAAAATAAACGAATTAGCTCAAGTATTAAGAGGTAAATCTAAGTGGATTAAACACTAATATATGCCAGAAATTAAAAGACTCTTTAACGCGAGCAAAATGAATCGCGATTTAGATGATAAAATGCTTAAGCCCGGTGAATACCGAGAAGCATTAAATATAAATGTAAGCAAATCTGAAAGTTCAGACCTGGGAGCTGTTGAAAACATATTAGGTAACAAACTTATTAATGATACTAGTTTGTCTAATGCTAAAGTTATTGGAGAATATAGAGATAATGGTAACGAAAGAATATACTACTTTATTACTACAAATTCTTCGTATAACGAAATAAATAGTGGTAACCATCAAATTATTGAGTATAACCAAAAAGCGAATAAGGGCACTGTTTTAGTTAATAGTAATGCGCTAAACTTTCATCAAAATTATTTAATTACAGGAATAAATTTAGTTGATGAACTTTTGTTTTTTACAGATGATAGAAATCCTCCAAGAAAAATAAATGTTGAAACAGCTAGAAATACGCCAGGCAGGTATAATTTAGCCACAAATATTGACGACGTAATTTCTGTTGCTAAATACGCGCCTTATATTGCAGCAAATATAATTGGTGTTTCTAACTCAGACGAGCAGGGCAATGTAATTACTTCAAACTTTCTTGAAAATAAATTAATTAGGTTTTCTTATAGATACCAGTTTGAAGATGGGGAATATAGTGTGCTAGCGCCATTTACTCCTATATGTTTTTCAAGATTAAATAATGCTGATGCTATTGCAACAAATATACAAGATTTTGGTGAAATTGAAACTTTTGTTAATGCTATAAAGTCAGTTCAGTTGTCAGTTCCTACGCCAGCAGGTTTAGGAATTAATAAAGTTGAATTAATATATAAAGAAACTGGGGGCTCAGCGCTATATGTTGTAGAAAGTAAAGTTTTAACATCTGAAACCGTAATAAACTTTTTTTACAAATCTCAAGATCCATTTAAAACCCTTCCACCTGACCAACTAACAAGAGTTGCAGACGCTGTT